AGATCAAGCTAATAAGCCTAATCCACAAGCACAACAGGCTCAACAGGCAGCACAGCAAGCACAGATGGCGTTCCAAGCATCACAGACTGCTGCACTCAATGGACAGGCTCAAGAGTCACAAGCTAGAGCGCAGAAGATTGCAGTGGAAGCACAGATACTACCGCAGGAACTGGAGATTGATCGTATTAAAGCTGTCACTACTAACCTCAGGGATGGTGACGCAGACGATAAAGAGTTCCAGAAACGTCTTAAAATATCAGAACAGTTACTTAAAGAGCGTGAGATAGCTGTTAAAGAAGGCAACGCTGCTCCACAGGAGGCTCCGCAGCCTGCACCTCAACCGCAACCACAACTACAAGGAATGATACCTAATGGTCAGCAATAGAGACTTTGAAAACGTAGTAGCACAGATTAACGCATCGTTTGAAGAGCTACACAAGAAGATAGCACAGTTAGAGGAGAAGTTAGATGGCTACCAGAAAACCGGCAAAGGGAAAAGCAAAGGTTAAGATAACCTCTAGCGGTAAGAAAGTCAGCTATGGACAGGCAGGTAAAGCTAAGGGAGGTGGCCCTAGAGTAAAAGCAGGAACTTCTAAGGGTGACAGCTATTGCGCTAGGAGCTTAGGCATTAAGAAGAGACTGCCTAAAGAAAAGCAGAATGACCCTAACACCCCTAATAACTTATCAAGAAAGCGTTGGAAGTGTTCCGGTGCTAAGTCTAGGAGAAAGTAATATGCCATACGGTAAAGGTACATACGGCAGTAAAGTGGGTAGACCACCTAAAAAGAAAACAGCAACTAAAAAGAAAAGCTGTGGTTGTGGTTCTAAAAAGAAAAACAAATAAAGCTTGACTTTCTTATGCTTTTATGTTATAATAATCAGGTACACTGTCCTTATAGGAGAAACAGATGACTGATAAAGAGCTAGAACAGTATTATTTTGAACTACAGAAGATGTTTAGGTCTGAGGGTTGGAAGTCTTTTATAGAAGATATGAAGGATAATGCTCAGGTCGTAGACTCCATAGAGTACACCAAAGACGACAAGGATTTGTACTTCCGCAAAGGACAGCTTTCTGTCATTGCTAACATCCTTAACTTAGAAGACTCTATACTGTCAGCTCAAGAAGAACACGAGGTAGTGCATTAATGGCTATTTTATTTGATTTTACCTGCGAAAATAGTCATACCAACGAACACTTCGTATCTAGCGAGACCACAACGGTTGAATGTAAAACCTGTGGCAAACTTGCTACTAGAATTGTAACACCACCTCGTATACACCTTGATCCTCTTTCTGGGGATTTTCCCGGCTCTACTTTTAAGTGGGCTAAGGCACGAGACCAGAAGTTACAACAAGAGCGTAAGGCTAACTCCTAACCGAACCCTTACATAATACACCTCCATAATGAGAAATCACGGAGTTTTATAATGGCAACATTAATTGACGAGCGTCCAGAAGACGTTGAAACTGAAGAAGAAGTAAGTCAGATTACTGAGGAACCTCAAGAGGCAACTCCTCAAGAAACACCAGAAGACGATATTCCTGAGAAGTATCAAGGGAAGTCTACCGCAGAGATTGTACGGATGCACCAAGAAGCTGAAAAGCTATTGGGTCGTCAGAGCAGTGAGGTAGGTGAACTTCGTTCAGTAGTAGACAACTACATACAGACACAACTCGACACAGAACCAAAGAAAGAACCTGAAGAAGAAGTAGACTTTTTCTCTGATCCCGACAAGGCAGTCGAGAGAGCAATTGCTAATCATCCTTCAATCAAAGCTGCTGAAGCACAGACACAGCAGTACAAACAAACTACAGCTATGGGACAACTCAACCAGAAGCATCCTGACATGAAGGATATTCTAGGAGACTCTAAGTTTGTAGAATGGATTAAAGGCTCTAAGATTCGCACTCAGCTCTTTGCACAGGCAGATACTCAGTATGACTATGAGGCTGCTGATGAGCTTTTCACTATTTGGAAAGAGCGTCAACAGGCAATGGGTCAAGCAGTAGCCGCAGAGAAGACGCAACGTAAGGAGGCTGTTAAGAAGGCTTCAACTGGCAACGCAAAGGGTTCTGGCGAAGCTAGTTCGCGTAAAGTCTATAGACGTTCAGACATTATTAAACTTATGAAGGACGATCCTGAACGATATTTGTCTTTAAGTGACGAGATCACTGCGGCATATAACGAGGGGAGAGTCCGTTAATTATCTTATTATAGGACTTGTATTATGGCTACATCAGTATATCCAGCAATGGGCGGAGCAGTAGACAACACATCTGCTGCTAAATTTATTCCAGAAATCTGGAGTGACGAGGTAATCGCTGCTTACCAAACCAACTTGGTTCTCGCTAACCTAGTAAAGAAAATGAGCATGACTGGTAAGAAAGGTGACACTATCCACGTCCCTAAGCCTACCCGTGGTTCAGCTCACGCTAAGGTTGCAGAAACCGCAGTAACCATCCAGAACTCTGTTGAGTCAGAAGTTTTGATTAACATTAACAAGCACTTTGAATTTTCTCGTTTGATTGAGGACATTACTGAAGTACAGGCTCTAGCTTCTCTACGTCAGTTCTACACTGGTGATGCAGGTTATGGTCTAGCAAAGCAGGTTGACAATGATCTGTTTACTCTAGGTAAGTCTTTTGGTAACGGTAACGGTTCATCTTGGGTTCACAACGCATCTTTCCAGATTGTTGCTTCTGGTTCTGCCGCAGGTACTCTTGAAGCGTTTGACGCTGATGGTGCTGCTGACGTTGGTGCATTTACAGACGTATCTTTCCGTGAGCTTATTCAGAAGATGGATGATGCAGACGTACCTATGGACGGACGTAGCTTTATTGTTCCTCCTTCTCTGCGTAACGCTATCATGGGTATTGATCGCTACACTTCTACTGACTTTGTAAATGGTAAGACTGTAGAGACTGGTAAGATTGGTAACCTGTACGGTGTTGATGTATTTGTTTCTAGCAACGTGCCTGTTATTGACACTACTGGTGGTGCTTCCATTCGTGGCGCACAGATGATTCACAAGGACACTAATGTTCTTGCGGAGCAGCAAGCAGTACGTTCACAGACTCAGTACAAGCAGGAGTTCTTAGGAACTTTGTACACTGCTGATACGCTTTACGGTTGTCAAGTAATGCGTCCAGAAGCAGGATTCGTACTAGCCGTTCAGTAAGGCTTAGTACAACTGGGGGATTCTTCGGAGTCCCCCTTTCTTTCTTGTTTTCTTAGGAGCTATTCATGGCAATTTTTAGAGGAGACGGTGGTGCTGGTGATTCCAACACAGATGCCACACTAACCGCAGTAACCGCGCAAGCTGTCATAGCTACTAATAAAGCAAGTGAAGCAGCCACAAGTGCAGGTAACGCAGCAAGCTCAGAAACAGCCGCAGGCAACTCTGCTACAGCCGCAGCCGCAAGCGCAACAGGTGTGTCAGCTTACGCCACAGCCGCACAGAACTCAGCTACTGCCGCAGCCACAAGCGCGACAGGAGCAGCTACATCCGCTACATCCGCAACTACAGCTAAGACTGCTGCCGAAACAGCAGAGACTAATGCAGAGACTGCTGAGACTAACGCAGAGACTGCTGAGACTAACGCAGCCGCTAGTGCTACCACAGCTACTACTAAGGCCGCAGAAGCCGCTACAAGCGCATCTGGTGCGTCTACGAGTGCTTCTACTGCAACAACTAAAGCAAGCGAGGCTGCTACATCAGCAACCAACGCAGCTAATTCAGAATCTGCTGTAGCTACTAATGCTACCAATGCAGCTAATTCCGCAACTGCTGCTGCATCGTCAGCCAGTGGTGCATCTACATCAGCTACCAATGCAGCCACTAGTGCTACCGCTGCTGCCGCTAGTGCAGCATCTATAGGTACTGATCCTAGCTTTAACTCAGTAACAGTCACAGGTACTACCGCTGTCAAGATGTCAGCAGGTACTACAGCCCAGCGTCCTACAGGTGTAGCTGGTCAGTTCCGCTACAACACCACGGAAGGTAAGTTTGAAGGCTACTCCACAGAGTGGGGCGAGATTGGTGGCGGTGCTGCTGACCTCCTGCTTAACAGCTTCACTGGTGACGGCTCTGACGTAACCTTTACGCTATCTGGTGCAGCGATTGAAAACAACACACTGGTGTATGTAGACGGTGTGTATCAAAACAAATCAACCTATGCAGTATCTAGCGCAACTCCCGCTGTAGTTACTTTCTCTGAGGCTCCTGCCAACGGGTCAGCCATTGAGATTATGGTAGCGGCTATTGCAGTCACTGAGATAGGTACTCCAGCA